CCCTTGGCTGCCCGCTTCCGTCGCTTCACCCGCTTCCGAGGCACTTCGGCCAGGTGCTCCGGTGTTTCGGCCTCGGCAGCAACGGCCTCCTTCTTTGCGAGCTCGCCCATGTTGCGGTCGTCGTGAGCTCGGTGGGCCGCTTCGGTGCTGAGAGCCTTGGCGCGCTCTTCGAAGAAAGCCAAAGCCTCCTGGGGAGTCGGACGCCAGCCGCGCTCGCACGCGATAGACATCTCCGCTTCGGACCCGACGATCTTCTGGGTTGTCCTGTTGAACGTCTCGGCGGCCCCGGGCTGCCCGCCGCAATGCCTGTCCTCTCCCTCACCGACGGAAGGAACCCCGTCAGCGCGACGCTGGGCCTGGTACAGCATCTTCGGAAACGCGACGTAGACGTAAGGCTTGTTCCACTTCGCCATCTCTTTTCCAGTCTCCGAGTCGGGACTGATGATCATCGCCATACCGAAATCCTCCTTTACGTCGACGCTGTTGGATCGAGAGTCTCAACTCGAACGCCGAGCGGACCCTCTGTGTAGCTGACAGACTGTTTTTGCCACCATCGGTTGGATTGCCCCTCCGGCAACGTGTCGCCTCGGGCAAACCAGATGGAGCCCTCGACCACGTTGATGTGGGGTGACACCGGAATGGCCTCCGCTGGCACCCCGGGGGGGTTGGCTCGGAAGAACTGATCGGCACGTCCGATATAGATCGTGGAGTCCGAGTCATGTGCTGCGCCAGCCGTACCGTCACGACCGCGCAGCACATTGACCCAGGTGTCGATTCCGAGGCTTGTCACCTCCATCAGCTCCCCTTCGATGAAGAGCATCAGGCCGGGCAAGACATCCGAAGTCGAAGCGACTTTCACTTGCTGATCGGACGGGCCTACAGCCGCCGAGAGCGTTGTGGTGCTCAAGGTCACTGTTGCAGGCATTCGCTATCGCTCGATGTAAGTGAACGAGAACGTGTACGACGCTGCGGCCGACTGAGAAGCGCGAATCTGGCTGATGTTCAGGTTTCCGCCTGGCCCGATGCAGATCGGGGCGAAGTCCTGGACGCTGTGGTTGGTCGCTGTCCCAGCGGTCGTCAACGGAGAGTGGGCGGTGCCTCCAGGGGCGCCGAAGCGCATGAAGACGGTGTCCTGAACGACCGGAATCACCTCCCGCACGATCTCCACCCCCACCTTGTAGGGAGTGGCCATCGCTGTGACGACAGGGCCGAAGTAGATGACAGCCCCGGTGGTCTGGCTGCCGTCGCTCTTGCAGTTGACCGGAGTGATCGCCGTTCCACCGGAAGCACGCGCCGTGGCTCCAGCGTTGTCGAGGTAAATCGAGGTGTACTGGATCGTTCCGGCCGTTCCCGCCGCTGTCACCTGCATGTGCAGGGACACTGGGATGATGTTCTTCGACCCGTTGTTGTACAGGTGCAACAGCGCCTTGGTGACACCATCCGCAACGACCGGAGCGGCGTGGCCGGCAATGCCGGTGCCGACAGTCGCGTTGGATGCGTGGTAGACCGACCCCTCGTCGGCCAGCATGTAGTCGCCGCCGCCGAGGGGAAGGGTGTACGCCTCGAGGTACGCCCCGGAACGACTGGGGTTTACCGCCGAAGAGTCGTCGACGTTGCGAGTGGGAAGAGCTCTCTTGACTGACATGATCCCTCCCTACGCGATGGCGCCGGCAATGTTCGTTGTGGTACCGCTGATCGCGGCGCCACAGACGGACAGCCAAAGCACGTTGCAGGCTACGAACTCGCACGCCATGGGAGCCGTGCCGTTCGTGGTGATGACATCGTACGAAGAACCCGCACCAGCCACCCCACCCGTGAAGGTGAGGAGATGAGCGGGAGCACCGTCGTTTGCCAGGATGGTGAGCTTGTCTCCGTCCATGTCGGCAGTCGGGATGGGAACGGTCAGGGTGATGACGGAGGAACCAAGCAGGATGACTCGATGATCCGAGCCGGCCGGCGCGTGCGTCAGAGTCGCGGTAGCCGCGACGCTGGTGATGACCACAGGTCGATTAACCGTGTAGGACGTGGCGTGCTGAGCCGGTGGAGTGTCGAAGTCGGCCGCGTCGCCGTGGACGGCCTGGGAGGTTGTGACGTGCGCGGACGTGGCCGTGCCGCCCCGGCCACGAAGGACCGGGATCGTGGTGCCCGAAGTCCATCCCTGAGTGACCTGCATCATCTCCTGGTTGACTCGAATCAGACGCCCCGTAGCGATGCTGGTAGCGGAAGCGAGAACGATCTCGTTGTCTCCCACAGCGACGGCCGAACTGAGTGTGGTGGTGGCGATTGCCATGATGGTCCTCCTTTACCCGACCACTCGAGCAGCCAGACGGGCCTGCACGGTAGCCGCACCGATCAGGATGTCCAATCGGGAGGGGTTCTGGTCCGTGGCAATCTGGTACTGCTCGACCATGCGAATCGAGATACCCCATTGCTTTGAGCGAACCGTCGAAGACTTCGCGCCGGCGCCAGGCTGAATGAGGTCGGCCATGACGAAAGCGAAGGCGTCAGGATGGAACACCATCGACTGAGGCGAGGCCGTCGCGGTGAGAGCGCCACCGGAAGTGGCGGACCACACCAGAACGACCGCGTCATTGGCCGGTGATGCCGTCACCGTCTGAAGTGCGCCCGAGGTGATGATCGAAGGCGAAATCGGCAGGGTCGCCGTGGCGCCAGCAGAATCCGATGTCTGCGCCGTCACAACGAACTGCTGCAGCCGGCCCGTGTCCTGATAACTCAGGGGGTTCACGGAATTCACGCCCGCGACGGTAAACACGTCCCCTTTTTGGAGCGTGGTCGCGCCGGAGGCCCAGCCGTTGATGTTGATCGTCGCGCCGGTCTGACTGGCGCCATCCACGAGTGGAGTCGCAGCGGTGAAACTGCCGGTAGTGTGCGACGGAGCGTTGCTGTCCTGATACCACTCGTCAATCCCGAGCTGCTTACGTCCGAACTGACCCTTGGTGTAAGCCTCGGAGATCGTCGCCGACGGGTTGAACAAACTCGACGCGGTGTTCGCAATCGTGGCCATCGCCAGAGGATCGAGAACGGCGCATCTCTTGGTCTGCGGTGTGGACAGGTCGGTCAGCTTCACGCCGGCCTGCAGGTAGGTCAGAGTCGCGGAAGGTGTGGTCCCGGGGGTCCCGACCATGGAGTACACGTCCCGGTACACCTGGTCATACGCCAGAACGTCGGCGGCGTTGGCCAGAGTCTCCGCACCGGGCTGAACGTATCGCTGTCGGATGCTGTCGAGCTCGGTTGTGGCCTGAGCACTCGAATACCCGAAGGCGACGTTCTTCTGATTTGTCAGAGTGATCGGGACGGTCTGGTCAAAGATGTTCTGCTGCTGCAGTGCCTGACCGTCATTCGCAACGAATCGCTGGGGGAGTCGGGCGTTGACCGTGTTTCCTACACGGGCGCCGCTCTGGACGTACTGGTTGTCGTACGTGCGATTCACGTTCTTGACGAACGTGATCTCGTTGAGGTAGTACCTCGCGACCTCTTTTGTGGTCCACGAGGGAGTGGCGATGGTGTTCGCCATGGTTGCTCCAAATGGTTTGTCGTCTGCCTGCTGGCCCTGGCGGCCAACACACCAAACCTGCGTGAGAGCTGATGCCAGAAGATGACGGCGTCTCACGCGCCCTTTGGAACAACCCGCATCGTCAGGGGGGGCGGCCCCTGCGAGCCGATTACAACCTTACAACCCTACAACGCCTATCCTAACACAACCTAACGGGCCGCATTGCGCCGGTCCCGGGCGTCGTAAATGCGCTTGTGCTCATCGAATGACGTATCGTCGTCGACTTCCTCTTCCCCTCGCTGGGGAGATCCAGAGACAGGCCGGATAGGGGGCTTCGCATTGCTCATGGGCTCTTCCTTCGGCTCTGGGGCCTCCGGGGCCTCCTTTGCGGGAGTCACAGCACGGGCCTCGAGTCCTCCCATGGCGTAGTGGATGGCGTAGGCGTCAGGCATCGCCATCAACTTGTCCATTTCCTCGGGGTGCTCGGTCAGAAACAGCTGCAAGGCCACCGTATTAGGGGACTTCACGATAGCCTCAGCGATGTCGTTCTCCGGTCCCGGCCTCTGGTCTGGGGTCAGCATGAACGTCGGATATAGGGCCTGAATGTCCTCGCTGACCCGCGACATCACGTCAGGATCGGAAGCCTTGGCGGCCTCAACACGCTCGTTGTACGTCTCTACCGTATTGACCACCCGCCCGACATGAGCCTCCTGGGCCGTGCTCGCGTTCTGCTCCTCCTGCAACGCTTCAAACTTCCTCGTGGCGGCCTGCTCCCCCTCCCACCTCGCTGTGGCCTTCACGAAGTCTTCATAGACATCGAAGTCCCCTAGCTGAGGCTCCGGAGTGGTCTCCGCTGGGGTCTCAGCCGGAGCCTTTGCGCCCTGGCGAGCTTCCGCCAGCTCGGCCTCGAGCTCCTTCCGCCTTGACCGCTCCTCGGACAGCTGGCCTGTGGCCTCCCGGATTCGAGCCTGGGCGTCGAAGCGAGGATTCTTCTTCTTTTCCGGCTCAGGCTCAGACTCTTCCGGAATAGGCTGAGCCTTGACCGGCTTAGCCTCCCGCTGGTCCGTGCCCCACGCCTTCCTCTGCTCTTCGGCATCGGTCTCGAAGTTGGCCTTGACCTCGTCCGGAGTCTCGCTCGAGGAATCGACCTCCATGTCGTCGACCTTGATTTGTTCGTCCACTTTTACTCCTTATCTACCCAGAAACAGCCACCGAAGCCGCCCCCAGAATCCGCGTTTCAACACCCCCTCAAGCTGCTGTACACGCATACGAGTGAGCTCCTCGTTCTTGATCGCCGCTCTAGCCATCAGGCGAGTCGCTTTCACCTAGAGTTCCCTCCCTCCCGGGGGATTCCGCAAAGGCTCCGAGTTAGACCCGCGGAACTCCAGAGACGGAGCCGCGAGCGTCTTCAAAGCGTCGTGCTCCCGGTCCTTGTCCTTCTCCTCGGTGTCGTGCTCGATCTTCCGACCTGCAAGCGCAGCCTTAACCGTCTCCGCCACCTCCTTGAACTCCGCTGTCATCTCAGCCAAGGCCAGCTTGGTCTGGTTGTCCATCTCCGCCTTCTGGAGCATGGCCGCGTTGTCCATCTCCGTCTTCTGGAGTGTCGCCTGTGTCTTGACCTGATCCGTCTCGAGAGCCTGAATCGCGCCCTTCAGCTTCTCCCCCATCATTTCCATTTCTTGACCCATCTGCTCTATCTGGGTCCGCATCGCTTCAGGTGTGGGCTGTCCGTCCTCTTCCTCACCGCCCAGCCCCGGAAACTGCTTCTCTCGCAGTTTCTTCATGAGCTCCGCGATAGCCTTCGCGCCAGGGAAATCCCTGTTCTCGAAGTAAATCGGGCCAAGCAACGGCATCAGCTGAGGGTTGGACTGGAGTATCTGCCCGATCTCGTCGGCACTCTCCTGCAAGGCCGTCTGGCGCTGCTTGCCGATGCTGATCGCCACCGAGTAGATGCCTTTGCTCAAGTCGTAGTGCTTGACCTTCGGCGGAGCGGGAGGTGGCTGTCCTTCCATCCCAGGCGGAGGCTCGCCAGGGCCAACAGGCATCCCAGGGGGAGGCATC